TCGACACGGAAGCTGTCGCAACGATCAATCGTCTACAGACGCAAGTCGAAGCTGAGCGAAAACGCGCCGATGACTTGATGCACGAACGCGAAGCGATGGCGACCGAAATCGGTTCGCTGCGCGGTGAAGTGCAAGCGCTTCGCGGACAGGTCGAAATGCTGGTCACGCTGATTAAGACGCAACAGCCGGCATTGCTCGCGCAAGCCGTAATCGAAGCATTGCCGCACGTCGACGCGAGCGCGGACGAGGTTAAGGCATGAACGCGCCGTCTTACATCACGGCCGCTTCACCGGGCGCAATTGGTGGCGTCAATATCGCCGCGTTCTGCTACATGCTTAGCGTGAGCGAAGGCACTGACAACGGTCGACAGTCGACGAAATGCCACGGTTACGACGTCATCGTTGGCGGTGGCAACTTCACCGACTTCGGGAAGCATCCGCGCTTGTTGGTCACGCTCAACAGCAAGGGTCTGAAGTCCACCGCAGCGGGCCGTTACCAGTTCATTGCGTCCACATGGGACGACTTGGCAAAGCGCTTGAAGCTGACCGACTTTAGCCCTGTTTCGCAAGACTTGGCTTGTGTGGAATTGCTCAAGCAATGCGGCGCATACAACTTGTTGCGCGCATGTCGCTTTGACGACGCACTGAAGGCCGCACGCAATCTGTGGGCCAGTCTGCCCGGCGCAGGTTACGGCCAATACGAACAGAAAACCGAAACCCTGCGCGCTGCATACATCGCAGCGGGCGGCACTGCGATCTAACCCGGAGATTTTCCCGCATGACTTACACGTCGATTCTTAAAAAGCTGACCCTGACGAAGTGGCGCTGGCCGCTAATTCCGTTCGCTGCTGTGCTGCTGTTCTGTACGTTCACGTTTTTCACAGTGCTGGACGCTGTCTTCGGCGGTGTGTTCCTTGTGCTGCTGATTAGCGGCGCGTGCCTGTTGTTTATGGCCGAAGTATTCAATCCGAACACGCACGCACTGATCCGCGCGCGCATCGCCATGTGGTCGGGTGAAGTGCTCGCACGACTTGCACGTCATCCTCGCATTATTGCAACGCTTCGCAATCCGCGATGGTGGGTTGCATTCCCTGCATGGTCTCTCTTGCTGCGGATTCGATCCGCTACGTCGATGGAAAGCTGGATGCACTTGCTGACGCTGGACTGTTCCGCCACATGCGAAAGCTGTACGCATGGGTATTCAGCGAGGCGAAGTTGTGAAGCTGGCCGCGATCATCACCGCCTTTGCGCTGTGGACGGTCGCGGCATTCTTTGCCGGTTACAAGCTACGCGACTACCGAGCAGCTAACGCCGCGCAAAGCGCGCTGACGAGCGCACAAGCGTCACGCGCCGATGCCGTTACCCGAGCCCGCAACACCGACCACGAGAACGCGCAGAGCGCCGCACACGGCGAACAAGCGCACATCGATCGATCAGCCGCGCAGGCCGATCACTTCGACACGCTGCACAAGGATATCGAGACATATGCGCACGTCCATTCGTCTATCACTGGTGACGCTTGCAGTCGTGGCACTGCTGATGGTGAGTTCATGCGCATCTGGACCGCTGCCAATGCCGGCGCCTTCAGTGACGCAACCGAATATCACGATTCCTCAATCACAGCTGCAAGAGCCGCAGACGTTGCCCCAGCCGCGCAGCGGTAGCGACGTCGACCTGTTGTCGAATCACGCCGCAGTCGCACATGACTATCACGACTTAGCAGAGCGGACGGCCGCACTGGTATGTGGGCTGCTGTCGCAGTCGGGCTTCACGGTCAACGGCAGCACACCGGGCGCACCGCAGTGGTGCAGCAAATTCGCGAGTGATACGCGCGTAACTCATTGACTCGGCACGCAACCAAGCCTGTCGCGTACCCCGTCCCTGCGTCAGCCGTTAACGACTCGTTAATTCCGCGGGTCCTTCCTACGGGGGCACATAGGGCGGGGTCCTCGACACCCCGGATTTCGCAGTGTGCGTGCCCTTCGAATTCCACTTTTTTGTTTATGCATCTAGGCGAAAACCCCTAATTTCATGGCACGCGGTAAGGGTACAAAGGTAAACCGACAGCAACTTGCGGAGGTCTTTGGCATTAGCTTGCCGACGGTCGACGCATGGCGCCGTGCCGGCTGCCCTTACGTAGTGAAGGGCGGCAGCGGCAAGGAATGGGCCTTCGACACGGCCGATGTCGCCGAGTGGCGCGAGCAGCGCGCACGGGACGAGGCCGCCGGCAATGAAGTCCAGGACGAAGCTGCGCTGCGCAAGCGCAAGCTGATCGCCGATACGAAAATCGTCGAACTGGAAGCGCTCGCGAAAATGGGCGAGCTGGCACCAGTCGTCGATATGGAACGCGCCCTTACGCGCGTCATGGCTGAGATGCAAAGCAAGTTGCGCGGCGCGTTCGTGTCGCGTTGCGTGTCGCAGCTGTTGGGTGAGCAGGACGAGCGCAAGTTCAAGGCCGTGCTATTGGCCGAGGTGGATTCGACGCTTGAAGTTCTGGCGGGCATGGATGTAACCGGCGGCGACGAAGCGGCCGATGGTGGCGATGACGATGCTTGACGTCGCCCACTACGCGAACCATAGCGGCATCGCGAGGGCGGTGCGCAATGCGCTGGCGATGCTGATGCCGCCCCCGGACCTACCGCCGTCGCAGTGGGCCGAAGCAAACGTCCGCATTCCGACCGGCAACGCTGTGCCCGGTCCATATCGCATAGCGAATGCGCCGTATCAACGCGAACCGATGGATCAGTTCGTGAACCCGGACTGCTACCGCGTCACGCTGAAATGGGGTGCGCAGGTCGGCAAGACGATGACGCTGCTGTGCGTGCAGGGCTACGCGATCGAAATGCGGCCGCGCTCGCAGATGATGATGCAGCCTTCGAAAGGCGACGTGCAAACGTGGCTGGAAACGAAATTTAACCCACTGGTCGAATCGTCGCCGAGCATCGCGAAACGCATCGCGAAGCCGCGAGGGCGCGAGGGCGTCAACAATCAGCAAATGAAGTCGTACCCCGGCGGCTTCCTGATGATGGCGTGGGCGGGATCGCCGAAGACGATGCGGGGCCGATCAGCACCGTTCATTGGCTGCGATGAAGTCGACGGCTACGGGCGCACCGAGGAAGGGCATCCGGTCGGCCTGCTGTGGCAGCGTGCCGCGACGTTCGGCGATGAACGCTTCCTGTTCGAAATCAGCACGCCGACGGTAAAGGGCGCGAGCTATATCGATGAAAGCTGGGAAGCCGGCGATCAGCGCCGATTCTTCGTTCACTGCCCGCACTGCAATCTGGCGCAGGCTTTACGCTGGGAAAACGTGACCTGGGTCGGCCGCCAGTCGACCAGCGTCGATACTGCTGACGAAGACCGTCGCGACTTCGAAGCGCACAAGCCGGAAACGGCTTGTTACGCGTGCGAGGGATGTGGCGAATTATGGAACGACGGCCAACGATCCGCAGCGATCCGTAACGCTGAGTCGCAGGGCGCCGGCTGGCGCGCAGCCAAGCCGTTCAAGGGGCACGCCAGCTATCACTTGTGGGAGGCGTATTCGCTATTCCGCAAGATGGGCGACATCGTGCGCGACTATCTGGACAAGCTACGCACTGACGACATCCAGACGTTCGTCAATGTGTCGCTGTCGGAAGTGTATGAAGTGCAGGGCGATCAGGCGGACCCGGATGCATTGATCGCACGCGCTGAAACGTACTTTGCGCAGGTTCCGATGGGCGGCGTCTATCTGACGGCCGGCATCGACATGCAGATTGATCGCCTTGAAGTTGAAATCGTCGCATGGGGTGAGGGCGAGGAATCATGGTCAATCGAATACCGCGTGTTGTGGGGTGATCCGCTTGCCGGCGACGTGTGGAACGATCTTGACGACTTGCTGGCCGAAACGTGGGTCCACGAAACCGGCGCACCGATGCAGATTAAAGCAGCGTGCCTAGATACCGGCGGTACGAACGGTTACACGCACTGCGCGTATGACTACCTCCGCGGCAAGACTGGCCGCCGCATCTTCGGCATTAAGGGCGTGCCGGGCTTCGGTAAACCGATCGTCGAAAAGATGCAGCGCAAGCAGTCGGGCAAAAACGCGCGAAAAGTGGATCTTTTTAACGTCGCAGTCGACGAGGCAAAGCAGATTGTCATGCGTCGGCTTTCGAATGACGTGCCGGGTCCGGGCTATTGCCACATTCCGGCATCGCGTGACGCTGAAGGCGGCCTGTCGTTGGACGAATGGTGCAAGCAGATCACCGTCGAAAAACTAGTGACTCACTACGTCAAAGGCCAGCCCGTGCGCACTTGGCACAAGCCCGACAAGGCGCGTAACGAAGCGTTGGACTGCCGCGTGTATGCGTTGGCCGCGCTGAAGATCATGCAGCCGTCATTGCGCCGCGAGCGCGAGCGCATGATGAATCACCCGCGCGCACAAGCGATGCTTGCCGAGCGCGCGAAGGAGTCCGCACCAGTTACGCCGGAAGAAATCGCCGCGCCTGTTGAACAGGGAATCGCAGTTCGTGCGCCGAAGAAAGCGGACATGATTGCAAAAGACGAAGCGAAGCAACGATCCGAAACTAGCCGCATCCGTAGATCGCCGGCAGCCCGCCGAGCGAATTGGGTGAATGGCTGGAAATAGGAACGGCGTGTCCCGAATCGTACCGAGCACCATAAATAGCGGCATCAATTTCAACGCGCAGACGTGGCAGCCGAATTTTTCCGGCGCTGAATGGACGCTTGAATTATTGCTGCGCGGAACCGGCACGATCACCCTGACGGGAGAGCGCGAAAGCGCCCGCCACGTATTCAGCGCCAACGCCGCAGAAACGGCGACATGGGCCACTGGCGAATACACCTATTTCCTACGGGCAGTGTCCGGCAGTGATGCGCACTTGATTGAACAGGGCGGCGTGCGCGTACTGCCGGACGTATCCAAGATTGCAGACGGAACCGACATTCGAAGTAGGGCGCGCAAGGCGCTTGATGCGATCGACGCTGTCCTAGATAAGCGGGCAACGATCGATCAGAAAAGTTACCGCATCAATAACCGCGAACTAGAACGCACCGACATAAAAGACCTGATTGCGTTGCGTGCGCATTACTTCGACCTTGTTCAGCGCGAGGAAGCGAAGGCACGCGGCAAGTCGCTATTCGGCCGTCAAGTCAAGTTCCACATGGGGCCGCGCTAATGGGTATTTTCGATTTTACGCGGCGTTTAAACGCCGCAGAAAGCGTGCGGGCCACATCCGCGCGCACATCGCAGCTGGCTGAGTCTGTCGTGGCAGCCATGAAGCCATTTCACCGCGCCGAAGTTAAGCCAGTGCGCCGCAATCCGTACAACACCGGCCAGCTGGTACGAACGATGTACGCATCGGGCGAGCCTAGCCGACTAACGGGCGACTGGCCCACAAGCCCTGTGCATATCGACTGGATCATCCAGCGATTCCAGCGTGCACTTGTGGCGCGCAGTCGAGAACAGGCCACAAACAACGATTTCATGAAGGCATACATTCGCCTGCAACGCCTGAACATCGTCGGACCCACCGGTATCGCGTTTCACAGCATGGCTGTGAAGGGCAACAAGCCAGACAATCGTGCCCGCGTTGCTGTCGAAAATGCATGGAAGAAATGGGGCAAAGTAGGTAGCTGCGACGTCACTGGCATTATGTCGTGGGTGGGCGTGCAGAAACAGGCGATCGATACCGTTGTCCGCGACGGCGAAACATTCGTCCAGCTGGTGTACGGCAAAGATGTCGGCCCGATGGGCGTCGCGCTTCGTCTGATTGACCCGCAACGCTGCCCGATCGAATACACCGTCGATGCTGTTGCCGGTGGTAGTAACTACATTCGACAGGGCGTCGAGTTCAACCAGTACGGCCGCCCAGTCGCATATCACTTCACCGACGAATACACCGATCGCAACAACGTTGGCTATCAGTACAACGGCCGATCGTACACGCGTATACCGGCCGCCGAAATCGTGCATCTGTTCGTGCCCGAATTCCCGTCGCAGAAACGCGGCTTGCCGTGGATGGCGACGGGCCTGTTCCGGGCAAAGCAAACGCAGGCGATGGAAGACGCGGCCGTCGTGAATGCGCGCGTAGGCGCCGCAAAGATGGGTTTCATCCAGTTCAAGGACGGCACCGGTCCAGAATACGACGCCGAAGACGCCGAAGACTTGTCGATTGACGCCGAGGCCGGCACGTTCCCCGTGTTGCCGTCGGGTGCAGAGTTCAAGGAATTCGCGCCGCAGTATCCTCAGGGCGAATTCGCCGTGTTCATCAAGCATCTTTTGCACGGCTTCGCAGCCGGCGGCGGCGTGTCGTATCACTCACTGACCGGCGATCTTGAAAGCGTGAACCTGTCCAGCATCCGACAGGGCACGCTTGACGAACGCGAAGGCTACAAAGAAAAACAGGAGTGGTTGCGCGAACACCTTTGCGAACGCGTATTCGACGCAGTGTTCCCACGCTTGTTGCTCGCTTCACTGGTGACTGATGACAACGGCGTCGCGCTTCCCGCGTCAAAGCTTGCCGTGTACGCACTGTGCCGCTGGCAGCCGCGTCGCTGGCAGTGGATCGACCCGGCGAAGGAAGTCGCGGCGGCGGAAAGCTGGAAAAACAACATGCTGACATCCCCGTCGCAGTTGATCCGCGAACAGGGCCGCGACCCGGAACAGGTATTTCAAGAATTCGGCCAAGACCTGAAGGCAATGCGAGCCGCCGGCATCCCCGACGCAATCATCGCCAGTGCACTAGGCCAGAAAGTGCAACCGACCACGCCGCCGCTAGACGACGGCGAGGGTGCGGATGCGAACAATCCCGACGAAGGGGATAGCAAACAGTGAGTGAGCATCTACAGAACGCGCAGCAGCGCGAACACGCTGCGCTGTCTGCGATTCAGCAGCGCGGCATGGTTAAGCGTTCGGCCGACGTCACGGCTGTCGACGTTGCGGCCCGCACCGTTGAACTGGCGTTTTCCAGTGACACCGAGGTCGAGCGCTGGTTCGGTATCGAAATCCTGTCCCACGCGCCGGGCGCCGTCGACCTGTCGCGCCTTCTGGATGGCGCGGCGTTGCTTTGGAATCACGAGTGGTCCGATCAGCGGGGCGTCGTCGAGAAAGCTTGGATAGACCCCGACGGCAAAGGCCGCGCGGTCGTGCGAATCAGCAAGAACCCCGACGGCGAAGAATTGCTGCAAGACATCGCGGACGGCATCAAACGACATGTATCCGTCGGATACATGGTCAACGCGATCAGGCTAACCGAGGAACGCGACGGCACTGACGTTTACACCGTCACCAGTTGGCAACCCTACGAAATCAGTTTCGTTTCCGTGCCTGCGGATACATCCGTCGGCGTCGGACGCAATGCGGACATGAATGCAATAGCGCCGCATTTGCTGGCTGAAGACACTGCGACTGTACCGCTTGCGCGGTCGCATTCTCCACAAGAGGAAAACCAACCCCGTATGAAAGAAAAGATCACTCGCGACGCGCAAGGCAACCTTGTACGCGCGAACGTCAATGAGGAAGGCGCTATCGTCGAAGTGCTCGAAATGATCGAGCGCGCAGACGACGCAGTGAACAGCGCGCGTCGTTCGGGCGGCAATGCCGAGCGCACCCGTGTTCGCGAACTGACCGACCTTGCCAACCAGTACGGCGCAAACGTCGACGGCGCGGAAACCATGCTGCGCGACGCGCTTGCGGGCGGCACAGATGCAAACGCATTCCAGCGTGCATTGCTGGTAAAACTCAACGAACGCGCTTCGAAGCCATTGGCCGATCAGCTGAAGTCCGGCGACGTGGGGCTGTCTGACAACGAGCAGCGTCAGTATTCGATCCTGCGAGTCGTGCGCGCATTGGTGGATCCGACCGACAAGCGCGCACAGCGCGACGCGGGCTTCGAATTCGAAGTGTCTAGCGCTGCGCGTGAGAAGTCCGGCAAGGATTCTGAACACTTCTTTATCCCGACCGACGTACTCACCCGCTCTGTGTATCCGGGTAATCATGGCGAGCGCACGTGGTCGTCCGGCAAGACAGGGGCGGGTGATACCGGCGGTTACTCCGTCGCAACCAACCTGTACGCGTCGAGCTATATCGACATTCTTCGCAACCGTTCGACGTTCCTCACTCTCGCCCGCACGCTGGGTGGCCTCGTGGGTAACGTGGATATCCCGAAGCAAGTCACTGCCGCGCAGTCGTTCTGGGTGGGCCAAGAGGATGACGACTTGGAAGAGACCGGCATCGGCCTGTCGGATATCACACTGTCGCCAAAGACGATTGGCGCGTTCAGTGAAATCACCCGTAAGCTTCTCATGCAGTCGAGCATGGACGCAGAAGCCCTTGTGCGCTCCGACTTGGCTATCGCCGCCGCGCTGGGTATCGACCATGCGGGTTACTACGGGTCGGGCGCAAACGGAATGCCGCTGGGTCTAGTCAACGTCGCCGGCCTGAATGCCACGCAGTTTGCTAAGGCTGGTCAGCCCACGTTCGCCGAACTGGTGGACATGGAGACGCAGATCGCTACGCAGAACGCGGATGTTAACGGCATGGTGTACGTCGCGAACGCTAAGTTCCGTGGCTATGCGAAGACCGCGCAGAAGTTCCCCGGTACGCCGACCGGCGCAACCGTTTGGGAATCGGGCAACACGGTCAACGGCTACCGCACTGAAATCACGAATCAGATTGCCGACGGCGATGCTTTCTTCGGCAACTTCAACGACGTGATTGTCGGCATGTGGGGTGGCCTCGAACTGATGGTCGACCCGTACAGCAACAGCAAGAAAGGCCGCCTGCGCATCACCAGCTTTCAGGACGTCGATTTCGCGGTTCGCCGCAATCAGTCGTTCACATTGGGACGCGCGAAAGCTGCCTAACCGCTGACGCAGTGAGCAACAAAGGACGGCCGCTTCGGCGGTCGTCCTCACAATAGGAACGGGAACACATGAAAACTCAAATTGTGCAGCTGACCGGCGCGACTATGATCGGCGGTGAGTTGGTATCGGTGGGCGAGATGATCGAAGTCACCGAGCGCGAAGCGAAAGACCTGATCGCACGCGGCCGGGCAATCGCCGACGAAGTGAAAGAGGTTGTCGCGGACGTCGAAGCCCTGATCGATGGCGTTAAGCAGGTAGTGAAAATCGGCCGCAAGGGCAACGCGTAAGCCGTGCCGGCCTACGCATGGGAAAACCCGGTCGACTTCCTATCGACCGATGAATTCGCGTTTACGGCGACGTTCAGTCGTGGTGGCAACGTGTTAGCTAAGGATGTGCCCGGCATCTTCGACGATCCGACCTTGAACGCAGAGTCGGGCGAGTACGACATGAATAGCAGCGCGCCGCGCTTTACTTGCGCGTATGACCGCGTGCGCATGCTGAAAAAAAACGACGAAGTCGTGATTGATGGCGCGACGTACTTGCTTGACCATGATCCGCATTCAGACGGCACGGGGTTCGCGCAGATCGTTATGTCCGTGGACTTCGACGCCTGACGATGGCGAGCGGCCTGAACATCGATATCGACGGCGCCGGCATCAAGGCGCTAATCAATGTTTTCGGCGCTACCGAAAAGCAGGTTCAAGCCGCGTTGCGTTCGACATACGGGAAGCTGGCCCGCCAGCTGCGCACGCGCGCAGTGCGCGGGCTGTCGTCTGAACTGGCGGTCAAGCAAAAGATTCTGCGATCACGAATCAAAACGTTTCACCTGCAAGGCGGCGTGTCGTCGAGCGCGCAAGGCATGAAAGTATGGTTCGGCCTGAAGCCGATTTCCCTGATGCGTTTAAACGCAAAGAAAGCCGCCGACGGCGTGCGCGCCGATGGTAACAGGTACATCAAGGGCGCATTCATCGCCAAGTACAACGGCCGTCAAACCGTACTGAAGCGCGTCGGCAACGCCCGACTGCCGCTGGAAGCGCAGCGCGCAGACATATCCGACCAGGCCGTCGTGTACGTCGAAGACAACCTGATCGGAACGGCTGAATTCGACCTGATGTTTTTCAAAATCTTCGAGCATGAATTGAAATGGCGCACAACGACGACATTCCGACGCTGAGTCTTGACAACATGCAGGCCGCTATCACTGAGGCAGTGAAGGCGCAGTTCCCGGCATTCAAAACCGTGGAGTTCGACCGCGACGACGAAGACGAAAACTTCCCTTCGCCCGCGTGCCTGATGGAGTTCATCGAAGCCGAGCCGGCGCCAACAAACGATGGCGGGTCGGGGCAGTGGCCCGCGCATGCACGCTTCGACGCGCGCATCCTGTTGCCATCACGAAAGACTGCAAAGGCCGAAGTGAAGAAAGCCGCGATCGCGTTCGCGACGTGGATCAATTTAAAGCGGTTCCCCGGTATCTACGCGGACCCGTGCCAAGTCATCACATGCGAGCCCGACGAATTTTCGCCGCAGGTTGAGCGCTTCCGCATGTGGCGCGTGGAATTCGTCATTCCCGTGTTCTTTGGAAACAGCGTATGGAACGGTGACGGCACACCACTACCGACGAAAGTGTTTGTCGGCTTGGCGCCGAACGTGGGCGCCGAGTTCGTCGACGACTACGTCGAGGTTGTCGGGGGTGCGTCGTGAACGCTGGCGAGATTTATCGCCTGTTGGCGAACATGATAATGGTTGGCGTCGTCGATCAGCTGGACGAACAGAATGAGCGCATACGCGTTTCTGCCGACGGCATGCTGACCGACTGGATACCGTGGGGCGAGCAGCGCGCCGGGCCTCTCAAGCGCACATGGACGCCACCGGGCGAGGGAGAACAGGTTGTCGTGCTTTCGCCCTACGGCGACCCCGCGCAGGCCGTGGTGCTTTGCTCAATCAATCAGGACAAGTTCCCGGCACCAGCAAACAGCAAGACGACAGACCGAACCGTTTATTCGGACGGCACAGTCGTCGAGTACGACACCAGCACGACGACAATGACCGTCAATGTCGGTATGGGCAAAGTTATCGTGAATTGCAACACGGCCGAAGTGCACGCAGCTGAATCGGTCCTGCTGGACACGCCGAAGACGAAGACAACCGGCGACCTTGAAGTCGGCGGCGGCATTACTGCTAAAAAAGACATCGAGGCAAAAGGCGACGTGAAGGCCGGCGATATCAGCGTGATTAAGCATCATCACACCGCGCAAGGTTCTACCGCACCGACGACAGCGGCCCAAGCGTAACGGACACGATTGCAATATAGAAAAGCCGGGGTGTTTCGCACACTCCGGTCATGATTGGCACCGATGCGAAAACCGGAAAGGCACTAGGCGGTATTGCGCACTTGCGGCAATCCGTCACCGATATTTTGTCGACTCCGATCGGCACGCGCGTCACTCGCCGAACATACGGCAGCCAGCTGTTTCAGCTGATCGACAAACCACTGAATCGAAGCACCGTGATGGATTTAATCGCGGCCACCGCTGACGCACTTCAGCGCTGGGAAAAGCGCTTCAAGTTAAAAAAAGTCACGGTCACGTCGTCGCGTCCGGGCGCCGTCACTTTGGACATTACAGGCGTCTACCTGCCCGATGGGCGGCTCGTGACGCTTCAAGGCATCGAGGTTTCTTAATGGCGGGTTCGTTATCTGGCGTAGACCTTTCACAAATTCCCGCGCCGCCCGTCGTCGAGGTCATCGATCGCGAGACGATCCTCGCGACCATGCTGTCTGATTTGCAGGCGCGTAGGCTGGCTTCCGGGCAGCCGTTTACCGCGCTAGTCGAGTCTGATCCGATCTATACGCAGCTGGAAATCTGCGCATACCGCGAATTCATCTTGCGCCAGCGGATCAACGACTCCGCAAAGGCCGTGATGACAGCCTATGCGGTCGACGGCGACCTAGATAACCTTGGCGCACTGGTCGGCGTGAAGCGCTTGAAACTCAACCCCGGCGACCCGTCGAAAGGCATTGCGCCGACGATGGAGTCGAACGACGACTATCGCCGCCGCATTGTACTTGCGCCTGAAGGCTTCAGCGTTGCCGGTCCTGTCGGCGCGTACGTCTATCACGCACTGAGCGCTGACCCGGACGTATTGGACGCGAGTGCGACCAGCCCGGAACCCGACGATATCCGCGCGATCATCGCCGCCATTCTAGCGAAGCATGGCGCCACACCCGATCTAGTCACCGACATGAATATGGCACTTGATGCCGCAACGTGGCCGGGCGAAGTCATCGTCACCGTGTTGTCGCGTACTGGGGACGGCTCTGCACCGGACGCATTAGTGCAAAAGGTTAGTGACGCCGTCAACGCTGAAGACGTCCGCCCCATGACTGACCATGTCACGTCACGCAGCGCGGAGATTATCCCGTACAAGGTCAAGGCGACCATTTACACATATACCGGCCCCGACAGTTCCGTCGTTCTGGCCGACGCGCGCACACGGCTCCTGAAGTATCAGGCGGACGTGCACAAGCTGGGCATGGACGTCGCCATGTCCGGGCTATCTGGTGCACTGCACACGGCCGGCGTTCAGCGCGTCGAGTTTGACGCGCCGACGCACGACATCGTGATCGGCGACACGCAGTCATCTTATTGCAACCCCGACGCAGATATCGAAATCGTATACGGCGGCACCGATGAGTGACACCGCATCGTTACTGCCACCGAATGCGTCGCCCTTCGAGCGCGCGGTCGAGCAGGCAACCGCACGCATCGGCGACATTGCGACGCCGCTGCGCGATCTGTGGAACCCGCAGACGTGCCCGGTCAACCTGCTGCCGTGGCTCGCGTGGTCGCTATCGATAGATAACTGGCAGCCGGACTGGCCGGAATACATCAAGCGTTCGCGCATCGCCGCTGCGATCGAGATTCAGCGCCACAAGGGCACCGTAAAGGCCGTGAAAGACACGGTAGCCAGTTTTGGCGGTTCGGTTGATGTTGTCGAGTGGTGGCAGAAATCACCCAAGGGCATACCGCACACGTTTGACCTGACGCTAACGCTGTCGGGCAATGACGGCGAGACGGCGACGGCGCAGTTTGTGAAAGACGTAATCACCGAAGTCGAAAAGGTGAAGCCCGTCCGCTCGCATTACACCTTCACCCAAGGCGTCGCGCTGTTCGGCAGCGAAGGCACGGCGTCTTATGCGCGCGCAGCTGTGTTTGCGCGCCTTGAACTAACAGAGGATACGAACTGATGGCCGCAGCCTTGAAGCTGACCATTACCACCGCCGGCCGCGCTGCACTGGTGAATGCGAATAAGAACGGCACGAATGCCGTCTTGATTACGCAGGTAGGCGTAACGTCCACCGCATTCACACCTAGCCCCGGCATGACATCGCTGCCGTCCGAACTGAAGCGACTATCCACGATCAGCGGCGGCGCGACCGATGCATCGACGGTGCACGTCACCATTCGCGACAATAGCGCCGATCAGTATTCGCTTTTCGGCATCGGCTTGTATTTGGCCGACGGTACGCTGTTTGCTGCTTATTCGCAGGCGACGCTAATCGGTCAGAAATCACCGCAGGCCGCGTTGCTGGTCGCGATGGATGTGAAGTTCGCCGATATCAATGCGGCTTTACTAACTTTTGGTGACACGAATTTTCAGTTGAACATCGCGACGACTGACGCCATCGGCGTCGTGCGGCTTGCGTTGGCTAGTGAGGCAATCGCCGGCACGGACACCGCGAAGGTAATGACACCAGCCACCGACAAAGCAGCGCTTGACGATCGTCTAGGTGCCAATGCGCCGACCACCTTCATTAAAACCTTACTCGCACTTGCGAAGGCTGACGACGTTCGCAGCGCGCTTGCGATCAAGTCGGCCGCACTGTCCGACGCTGGCTCTGGTAAAGGCTTAGATGCTGACATGTTGGACGGCCAGCACGGCGCATTTTATCAAGACTTTGGCAACCTGAAAAACCTACCGGATACGTGGGCGCCGTCCGCGCATAAGCACGCGACGACCGACATCATCGGGCTTTTAGATGCGCTTGCCGCGAAGCTGGATGCGACTGCGCGTTACTACCCCGGCCAGATCGTCGTCACCGCTTCAAAAAACCTGCCGCCGCGTACGCTTTTGTGTGACGGCACCGCATACCCACGCACCGGCACATACGCAGCCCTATTTGCCGCGATCGGCACCATTTACGGCGCGGGCGACGGGAACGCGACATTCAATGTTCCGTTATTGCAGGAAGGTACGGCCGTAAGGGTCACGATGAAGGTGGCGAGCATCGGCACTTACGATGCCGGCCAGATTTTGACGCACACGCACGGTGCGACAGCTGCGGCCATTGGCGATCATGGTCACTCGATTAGCTTGAATAACGGCGGTGCGCACAATCATTCGGCCAGCGCGGACGCGCAGGGCGATCACACGCACTACACATGGACCGACGGGCAGGGTAATCACGCGCACAGCGGAAGCACAGCGGGCGCGGGCGCCCACACGCATCCTCAGGATGGCCGCACGGTGTACCCGGGGTACGGAAACAACCGCATCGGCTACACCGGGTCAAACAATACGTGGATGCAGTACGACGGCGGAACGACCGGCGGCGTGGGCGACCACGCGCATAATTTTGGTACCGATTGGCAGGGCAATCACGCCCATAACATCGGCATGAACGGCCCCGGCAACCACTCGCATAACATCTACATCGGAGCCGTGGGCGACCACAACCACGGCGTCAACCAGTCCAATGCGGGTGGCCACACTCATACCCTGACGATCGCCGCCGCGGGTAGCAATAGCAACCTGCCGGCCGGCACGTACATGCTTCACTGCATCGCCTACTGAGGTCACGCACACATGGCACAAACGCAAGACTTGCCCGCGACGAGGCGGGCATACACCTACTGCACAGTTACGCGCGAATACATCGGCGAAATCGACGCACTGCTATCGCCATTAGAGGGAGCTTATCCGCTGCCGTTTAACGCAACATTTGCCGATCCGGGCGAAGATCCCGGCCCACAGAAAACGCGCCGTCTTTTGCCGGATGGCTCGGCATGGGAAGTAGTAGATGACTTCCGTTTTATCGGGCTATGGAACACCGCTACGACTAACGCGGTCCCGAACGACCTTGCGCTTGGTGACAAGTTGCCCGATGGCGTGACCAACAAGGCGCCAGCGTTGTATGGACAATTCGACCGCAAAGCGAACGAATGGGACGCGAGCGTAACCGATTGGCGAGCGATTCCTGATTATCGCGGCTACTGGTATTGGACCGCAGACGGCGAGCGTCACATGATCGACGCGCTAGGTGTTTCACCGCCAGCTGACGCATTGGATTCGCCACCGCCCGAGCCTTCGCATGATGATGTAGAGAAGGACAAACAGACGGCCGAACAGACAGCCGAAGTGGAGCCAAATTCGTCTACATAAGCGGACATATTTGCAATAGTTAGTCGGCCATCGATTTCTGATTATGCGGGTATTACTTCACCCGCAACCAACCGGAAACCCGCATGGCCGATTCGTTTTTACACGGCATTGAAGTTGCTTACGTCGACGATGGCGTACGCACTATCAGTACCGCATCGTCCAGCGTGATCGGTCTTGTCGGCACCGCGCCACAAGCTGATCCGTCTGTGTACCCCCTGAATACCCCCGTCGTCGTCACTGGCTCCGATGTACAGCTTGCCGCACTGGTGAGTCAGCTGGGCAATACCGCAGGCGTAGGCACATTGCCGAGCGCGCTTGACGACATCTTCGAACAAGCCCGCGCTGTCGTGATCGTGGTCCGTGTGGATCAGGCGACCGACGAAAAGCAGACACTTGCGAACGTGGTCGGCGGCCTTGACGCCATGACCGGCAAGTTCACCGGCACGCACGTTTTGCTTGCTGCTGAAAGCATCATCGGCGCAAAGCCGCGCATCCTGATCGCTCCGGGCTTCACGCACCAGACTGGCGGCGACGAAGGCAGCCCAACTGCGAACCCCGTTGTCGCTGAACTGACTGGGATTGCCAAAAAGCTGCGCGCAATCATCGTGCAGGACGGCCCAAGTACCACCGATGCCGCTGCACTGGCCGGCGCGAAAAACTCTGTCGGCGGCGAGCGTGTCTATTACGTCGACCCGCGCGTGCTGAAGACCGACGACAATGGCAACACCGTCACGTCGTTTTCGTCCGCTGCTGTCGCAGGCGTGATTGCGTACAAAGACAACGCCGTCGGCTGGTGGGCTTCGCCGTCCAATACCCCGATTAACGGCATCATCGGCACCGAACGCGCGATCCCGTTCTCGCTTGGCGACGAAACGTCGAACGCCAATCTACTGAACGCCGGCAACGTCGCAACCATCGTTCGCACAAGCGGTAACTTCCTGCTTTGGGGTAATCGCACGCTGTCGACCGACCCGAAATGGCAGTTCCTGTGCGTCGTGCGCACGAACGACATTATCGCCGATAGCATTCAGGCCGCGCACCTGTGGGCCGTGGATCAGGGCATTACCAAGACGTACGCGACCGACGTCATGGATGCCGTAAATGCGTACCTGCGCGACCTGCGCACCAAGGGCGCAATTATCGATGGTAATTGCTGGATGGACCCCGACCTGAACACCCCGCAGAACATCTCGCAGGGTCATGTGTATTGGGACTATGACTTCGGCCCGAGCTATCCCGCAGAGCGCATGACGTTCCGCGCGCATATCAACAACAACTACCTGACGGAGATTGTCTAACCGTGCGCAACGTTCGGAAAAATTACAACGTCTTCGTTGATACCCGTGGTTACGCGGGGCAAACGGAAGACTTCAGCGCGCCAAAGCTGACGCTTAAGACCGAGGAATTCAAGGGCGGCGGGATGTTCACGCCAATGGAAATCACGATGGGCAGTGAAAAGCTTGAAGCTGGCTTCACGCTGCTGTCGTCCGATCCCTACATCCTGTCGCGCTTCAGTGTGGTGGAAGGTGCGCAAACGCAGTTCAGCGTGCGCGAAGTGTTGGAGTCGCAGGACGGCACCGTCACCCCGCAGATTCATACCATTCGCGGCAAGGTCAAGGAAATCGACCCCGGCGAGTCGAAGGCCGGCGAAAAGGCGACGACGAAAGTCGGAATCGCATGTTCGTATTACAAGCTGACGCAAGGCGCACTTGTGATTCACGAAATCGACGTGCCCAACATGGTTTGGAACACGAACGGCGTTGACATGCTCGCCGGCATCCGCGCCGCACTCGGCATCTAAAGCACCTCACAAGTCGGGCGACGCACACCGTCGCCCGCGACCCCTTACGACTGAGACCCCGGAACATGAGCACAAGAGAAAAAAAGAACCCAGCCGATTTTGTAACCGAGGGCGTCGGTTACAACGATATCACCCTGTCGCGCCCGGCTACCGTTGGCGGGGCAAGCGTGTCGACCATTCGTATGCGCGAACCGATTGTCGAGGATCAGGAAAACTTCCAAGACTTTGGCCGCACTGACGCGGCGCGCGAAATCACGACATTCGCAAACCTCTGCGAGGTTGCACCGCACGATATCCGCAAGCTGCCGCTTCGCGATTACGCCCGCTTGCAGGCTTCCTACGCGCTTTTTACGTACTGACGCCGAGCGAAATCCGAGACGGGGTCTTAGCGCTGGCATCGCATACCGGCTGGTCCCGTTCGGAAATCATGGCGCTGCGGACGTCTAAATTTATTTGGTGGGTTGAAGGATTGCCGAAATCGAATGGCTAGTTCGAAGATTCTAAAAGCGTCAATCATCATCGGCGGCAGCGTATCTGGCGCGTTTAAGGGTGCGCTGTCGTCGACTACCACAAGCTTAAAGCGTGTTGGCGAAGCGATCGTCGACGTCGACAAGCGTCGCAAGCTACTGGCGTCAGGAATCAATACGTTCGGCCGCATGGGTCGCAACGTGGACGGCATGCGTAGGGAATACGCCAAGCTGACCGAGCAAGTAGGCAGGCTGGGTGCTGCGCAAAACCGTTTAAACGCTATCGAGCGGGCGACCGAACGCAACCGCGAGCGTATGCGCACGCTGATCGGCAACATGCCGGGCGGGCACATGCTGGGCACCATCGCAACCGGCGCCGCTGTTGTTGGTGGCATACGTGCATTCGAAAAGATCAACGACGCCGAAACCGACTTACGCGTCGCGCTGATGGACAAGTCGGGCGGCGTGCCGGCGCAATTCGAAGAAATCCGCAAACAGGCCGTGGAACTGCACAACGTTTTGCCGGGAACGCTCGCAGACTTCCATAACGTCGCGGTCGCGTTGAAGGAAAACGGCACCAGTGCCGAGATGATCGCGCATGGCGGCCTGAAGGCGGCGGCACAGCTGGGCGTCGTGCTGAAAATGCCGGTCGAACAGGCGGCCGAAATGACCGCCAAGCTGCGCGAATCGTTTCAGCTGTCGGAAACCGAGCTAGGGAAAATGGCCGACCTTTCGCAGCGTGCGAAATTTGGTTTCGGCCTTGGCTCCGATGACTTGCTGTTGGGCGCGAAATACTACGGTAGCAAGCTGGGTGCGCTGGGCCTGCATGGTGCTGATGCTGTGCGAAAGGTCTATGCGTTGCAGGGGCAGGCCGCGCAGAACGGCATGGACGGCAGCACGTTCGGGACTAACTTCGGCATGATGCTTTCGCGCGCCGCGATGCTGCCGCAGATCATGGCGAAGAACAGCAAGCAAATGGCGAGCGTTCGCGACATTCTGCACAAGTCGAAAATCGACCTTCAGTTCTTCGACAAGAAAGGCAACTTCCAAGGTATCGACAACCTTGTCGCGCAGCTGTCGAAGTTGAACACCCTTAGCCAGCAGCAGCGCTTAACCGTGCTGAAAACCCTGTTCGGCGAGGAAGGTATGCGCCCGGCCGAATTGATAGGTCGCAAGGGTGTGGCGGGCTATGAGGCGTCCGAGAAAGCGATGGACGATCAGGCGTCGATGACGCAGCGCGTCGACACCATCACGCAGAGCTTCACGAATCGCGTGAAGGCGCTGACGGGTTCCATCGAAACGCTGGTCGGCATGGCATTCAAACCGCTAGGCGAGGCGATGATGCCGGTCATGACTCGCGCGAATCAGTTCGTTTCCCACACGCTGATGCCCTGGGTCGAAAACAATCAGAGGCTAGTCGGCTC